CGCCTTTGGCATCGACAATTGTGTTTTGGATCGCGTTAGCATCATCTGATGTGACCCAAACAAAATCCATGTCTGTGTTTGAATTTTTCGAAAGCACCTGACCGGTCGTGCCACCTTTAAGATCGGCCAACGATGTATCAACCGCCTGACCAAATACCTCAAAATCAGCTGGCAAATCCGTGACCAGATCGGTCGGTGTGGGCATTTGCCATCCAAAATTGCTCGTTGGATTTGCCATTTTTTCTCCTTACGCTACGACTAACGCATCAGCCCAATTTAGGCTGCCGCTGATTGTGTTCCATTGCTCTGCGATTGGTACATCTTGCCATTGCATGGCTTGCAATGAAAATGCCAATGGGGAAAGGATAGCCGTGACCGAAACGCTGTTGTAAGCGGCACGCCATGTCCATCCTTCAACAAATCCCAAATAGGTTCCGGCTGCCATGTTCAATGGCAAATCGGTTATACGCATTGGTAAGCCCATGAAAATGTTGATCAAGGCATCGCGGTCGGCATCATCGATTTCCGGGTTTGTCAGCTCAAAAGTGATTTGGTTGAAATTGGCTTGAGGATAAGCTCTAAGCGTTAAGTAAAAAGCTGCCTGATCCTCAGCATCGACTTGGGCTTCAATTGTGGTGCTAATAATCTGCGCCAGTTTGCCATACAAGCCAATTGAAATTGCATCAGAATCGACAACTTCATTGGCTGAATTGTTGCCATACTTTAAAATAATCTCATTGCGGATGTCACCGGTACGGGTTTGAATTGATAGCGAATTGGCCAAAGCCTGTGCAGCTGACAAATCGGTGTATCCATTGGTGGCCAAATAAATTGATCGATGATCTGCCGATGCATAGGAAATTTGGCCTAGCGCGTTTTCGTAAATGTAGCCCAATCCCGATGTAGCTAAAGCGGAAACCAATGAATAAACATCTGTGGTCGATGCACCGCGATTGGCAAGCTCATAGCTACCTGGTGTGTCAATTTCACCCAAACCGGTGTTTTGTGCATTTTGCCATTGCTCTGTCGGATTATAGGTTCCCCATTGCAATGATGCTGGCACTTCGTTCCATGAATTGATTAAAAGATCGGTAAGGATTGACAAAATCTGATCGCCATCAAAATCCTTGGTCAAAACGCCATCGGTTAAAGCTTTTGGCAATCTTGACAATGCGCCCAAAGCAATGATGCGAACATTTTGACTAATCCCAATCACGCCTGATGCCGCAATGCCAATGTCAAATTCCACGACAGTACCGCCAAAGATTGGCACAAATGTGCCGTTGGAATCTTGCAGCTCAATTGTCAAACCATCATTGATTTGAATTAGCACATTTGATTGATCTAGGTTTATCAGCTCAAGATTGATGTAACCGGCCTGAGCCTGCTCATAAATGTTTGTCCGACCGCTTTGAATTGTCAGATTGGCTAAAACAGCTGATTGGTATTGGACACCACCAATAATTACTTTCCAAACTGGGTTAAAAATGCTCATGCCAACGCCACAAGATTTCCAGCACCACCGGTGCCGCGATAGAAACTATTGTTGAGCGTGTCCACAATTGTCCGTGCTGTTCCTTCTCTATCGATTGCGCCATTTACAGTCAAATTGATGTTTGGGCTGGCTGCCGTTTTTGTAGATTTTGTTCCAGTCGATGCGACTACTTTTGAGGCAGCAGCAGCACTACTTGCAGCTGAAGCCACGCCAGTATTAAATGATTGGCCATTTGGCATTGTGCCTGAAAAACCTGCAGCCGATGAACCACTTGATGCTGTACTTGTATTTGATTTATTGGCAATTGCATTTGCTCCTGCTAAAACGCCAGCTGCCAAAGCGGTTGCTCCCACGCCTAGCAATGGATTTAACGCAAATGCTGATGCAACCCCAGCAACAATCGCTGATGCTTTCAAAAGGTTGTAAGCCTTGATCAATGTGTTGATTGCAGCTACAGTGGCAACAACACCTGCCGTAATTTTTGAAACAACAAAGATCGTGCCAATTACAGCTGCCACAGCGATCAATTCGTCCTTAAATCTAATGACAGTTTCAATTAAACTTTTGACTTTATTGCCCCACTCAATTGCAGCAATTTGCGATTTGCTCAAACCAGTTGTAAGCCCATTTTGGCCAGTCAATCCATTAACAAAGCTTTGTACGACTGGCACAACATTTGTCAAAATGTAATTGGTTAAAGATGTTACGGCTGGCAACAAAGCCGCGCCTATTTGCTCTTTGGTTTCATTGACAGCAATGCTTAATTGTTGGAATTTAAATGCGGCTGTTGTTGATTGATTCTCAATAAAGCCATCAAAAGTCTTGTTGAGCAATGCCTGTGTTTGGTCAAATGTCAATGTTTTAAGCGTTGCAGCATCAATGCCAACACCCAATTTGGTCAATGCTGCATTTGACCCATCAAAACTTTTGGCAACAGCATTTGTCACAGCTTCTAAAGGCTTACCCGTTGCCGCTGCAATTTCTTGGCTCAAAGTCAGCAATTCCTGAGCTTTGGTCAAATCTCCTGTGGATCGCAAAAGTCGAGACAAGGCCGGCCTGATGATGTCATCGGTCGTTGCTGTCGCAATGCTTTGTTTGGTTATGTATTTATCGATCCCGGCAATTTGCTCAGCTGTGGCATTGGTGGTGTTGCGGATTGTTTCCTCAAGCTTCTTTTGGCCGGCCTCATCCTCAGCGGCAGCCTTGATTGATGCCATAGCAAAAGCACCGATAGCCGCTCCAGCTGCGGCAAATGCCAATGCAGCCTTTTTGCCAAATTCGCTAGCTTGATCTCCAAGCGTTTGGGTTGATTTGCCAGCGGTGCCAAGGTTTTTTGTAAAATCTGCAACATCGGCAAGCAACGCCAGCTTTAAGGTTCTGGATTCTCTGGCCATTTTACCACTCCTTCAAAATGCGATCGAAAGCGTTAAGCCATTGACCAATCAAATGAGGCTGTTCAGCTCTAAGTGTTGGATAGATAAACCAGCCGCGTGATCCACGACCTTGACGGCCTGACCACACCGGGAATTGTTTAAATTTGTTTGAGCCAAATTCGTAACCGCCCCAAAGCTGCTGGGTTGTACCGCCACCGCTAAATTTCTGAGAAACAAAGCCAAAGCTGATTTCACCGATCTTGGAGGATTTGCTTACGCGCGAGCCTTGGGCAATCCTCGATGCAGCGGCATTTGGCCGGCTACTAGCTGCGGCAATGATCTTTGATTGCAAATAAGTGGCCAAGCCATTGCTCACGCTTTTGGCTTCTTGAACAGCTTCCTGATCCATCGCCTTAAAAGCTGTCAAAACAGATCGCAATTCTTGGCGGTTAAATGCGATCGCTTCCTCAGCCATTTCTTTGCTCCAAAATCTCGATTGCGGTTAATAAATCCTCAGCTGTTTTAAATTCGCTGACAGGTTGCCCACTTGCTATGGCAACCTCCCATAAAATCCTATTTATGCTTCCGGACTTATAGCTTTTGGGTTTGCATCACCGACAATGATGTCGCTGACAGTCTCACACCAAATCTCATAAGGCTTGACAGGTTTGCCACCGGCCTCACGCTTCATTGCATGGTATGCAAGAAACAACAGATCAGACACGCCCATTTTGTCTTGAGCTTGTCCGATTGTGTTGCCAGTCTTGTTTTCCCATTTTGCCCATTCTGCCGGGTGTGCAATGTATGTTTCGCCATTGCCATCCGTGTATTCAATTGTGATTGGTAATTTCATGCTCCCGATCTCCTTTATTAGCTAAATGTGGCTACTGGTGTGGTCACACAGGTGAAAGTCAATGAGACTGTTTGTGCATCCGGTGCGCTGCCGCCAGCTGATGGCAGAATTGGCTGGACATCAAATGCAAATGATGCGCCTGTGTCTGCTACCAATACAACAGGCAAACCGGTGTTTGGTGCGCTTGTTGCAGCTGTCCAAAGTGCCTCGCACAATGATGAAGCTGCGCCCCAATCTGCAAGCATTTCCACGGCAAACGATCCTTGCGTATCGGTGGTGAAATAGCTTTTTCCATCTAATGTCTGAAATGTATTGATTGTTGAATCAACAGTTAATGTTGCTGATGTAGCTTGAGCATCAAAATCATCACCATCGATTGTGAAAGTGATGTCTCTGCCGGTAATGATCGTGGTTGGCAATTTATTTCTCCTTAGTCGGTGTAGTAGGTGCTTACTTGTAAATCGGCCGTAAGATACTTACCGGCACCGACTTCCAATGGTTGTGGTTGATTGACATCGCCAACTTCATAACCGCTTGGCATTGTGCTGATGATGTCAATCATTAACTGTTCAAGATTGTCTAAAGCTGCGGCATTGTTTGCATAAGTGACCACGCCAGTCACAGTCAGATTGACTTTTACTTTTGTGGTTGCTCCATTGATAAGCAAGCTCTCCAAATAAGGTGCGCCCGGAATCAAACAGATCGATGGGCTTGTCATTGTCTCTGGAATGCCGTTATACACATTGGCAGCAATCGTTGAAAGTGCGGTTTGCAATGGTGTGCGGATGTCGGCCTCGATGGTCATTGGCACATCGTTTCAACATCAAGAAACGGGCCTAAAAGCCCAATTACTCTATTGGAAAGGCTGCGGCCTAATACGAATGGGCTCGGCTGAAAATTATCTGACATGATCTGATTGCCGGGAGCTGTAATGCTCTGGAAAACCTCAACGGCCACAACCAAAATTGCGTTTTCAATCGGTGGTGTTGATGCATACAGCTGCGCGGCCGATGATCCACTCAATGTTGCTGTTGCCGCTGGAATAAATGGCAATGGGTAATCTCGATCGGCTGCCGCTGTTGCAGCTGTAAATGTGTAAGGCTCAATCCGATCATCGGTGACTGTGTAGGTTGCGTTGTAAGTTCCGGCCCCGGTAACAACAACAGATTGACCCGGCACAAAGTAATTTGGCCGCTGTGTGGTGAAATAAATGACGGAATCACTCACATTGGCAAAAGTCACCGATGATTGGTATTGCGTAAGTAAAGGCAAAATTGTTTGCTCAGCTGAATCAATGTATGAATCAAGCTGTGCATCCGAGTACAAAGAAACCGAGACACCCAAAATCGCTCTCAGCTGTGAGGCTGTAACTATTGCAGGCATCTCGGTTCCTTTCGTGTCAGTAGCGTTCGGGAGCGACCGCTACCGATAGTGATTTATGGGAGGTTATTAAATTGTGCACCATTTGCGACCTTGGCGGCCAAAGCCCCATAGCCATAGTACAAAATGTCAATGGTTCCATCGCTGTTGATGTTGCTGCGTAGCGTAAAGCGTGGAGATTCGTACCATGTGTATGAATCTGGATTTACAACTACCATTGATGAATCGCCATCGGCTGTTGTTGTGCCAGCGTTACCAAATGAGCGTGAAACATAAAGATTTAGGCCCGGTGAAACTACACCGCGCAATGAATCTCCGCGAACATTTCCTGCCGCATTGCTAGGTTGCGCCGAATTGTATAGCGGTGCCCCGTTGTCGTTATAGCCCATGATGTTGCCCCATTGTGTTGGTGAAACGATCAATGATCGAGCGAACCCAAGGCTTGCGCCATAAACAGCTGCGGCTGCCTTAGATGTGTATCCAAGGAATCCGGTTGCTGAGTTTGCTGTCTGTGCTGTTGTTGTAGTAACGGCCGCTTGCATTGCTGCTAATGCGTACTCATCTGTTTCCTTTGCATAAGCAAATTCAAGATTCTGCAAAAGTGCTGTCAAGTATTCTGGACGGCTGCGGTCGATCAATTCGACTGTTGAAATTGCACGGCCTTTGAAAGGCTGTACAGATACAGAAAGAAATGTTGCAGATAGTGATGATTCTGTAATTGCGCCATTTTCAGCAATTGCATCAACGCTTGGTACAGCTGTGACCTTTGGCAATTCAAAGGTCATGCCTTCGGCTACTAAAGTTTCACGGCTGATGCCATCGATGCAACCGCGATCAGCATTTGCAAGTGCATTGATAACCTGTGTGCTTTGTGGTGTTGGAATCATGCCGGGTGCTGTTGATGTTGTGTTATCAGCTGCCTTGACATACTGACGAGAATCCTCATCATGCAAAACGCTCGCGCGTAGGTAGTGCTCAAGGTATGAAACCTTGTCCACAATTGGTGAGCGTGGTGCTGTGTAATAAGCTGGGCGCGATGCCTGTACAGGTGCGACTTCTGGAGCTGCTACCGGTTCAACGGCAGGAGCGGCTTGTTCGGTAGTGTTTTCCACTTTGTCTCCTTCATTTGGGTTTGTTGTATCTGCAACTGTTTCAGTTTCAGAATCTTGTGATGCGGCTACTTCGCTTACTCTTGCGGATCGTACGGCTGGCTCAGTAACCAATGCGACAGCTGTTAATTCTCCATTGAGCACTTTCATGGTGCCATCTTTTTGCATTTCGTAATTGTCCACAGCCAACTCAATTGAGAATCCATCGCGTAAGCCTTCCATTGCCTCTGTAAGTGCATCGCTGCCGGCTGTTGTGTTAGCAATTTTAAAAGTTGCTGTCATTTCTTTGTCGTTCACACTCATGGCAATGCTCTTGCCAATTCTGCGTGTGTTGTCATGCTCAAGGTTAAGAAAAACATCCTGTGGCTGGATTGATCCGCGAGCAAAAACAACTTTGCCGGTCGATGCGTTTGCGTGTTCATTAAATGCAACAATGCGGCCGGTGATTGTGCGTGCATCTGAATCAGCTGCCGTGATTTGCATTGGTGTTGTTAGCTTCATGAGATCATGTCCTCCATTTGTCT